AATATCTACACTGGTATTGCTACTAACCTAACGGTATCTAATACTGCAACGGTTGCTAATGCCAATATCACTAATGGTACTATAACCAATTTGGTTGTTCCTGCCACTGGTGATGCTGATATTGAGATTGGTAACATCAAGACTCTGACATCTGAGGACATCACATTTACAGATGACCTTATAGGTCCCGATGCTTACTTCTCTAATGATGTTGAGTCTGATGGTACTCTTACTCGATATCTTGGTAGTAAGTACGGTGTAACTCCAGGCAACAATGCTCATCAGTTACAGATATGTGCTAACGCTGGTATCTACACTTGTATCGTTGGTTACGCTGCTACCTTAGATAGAATCAACATGGTATCAGGTGGTGATGGTCTATGTGCTCCTAAAGTATATGCCAACACTGGTATTATTACCGCACTGAACGCTGGTGCAACTGGTAGTATGACCATTGATGCTGGTTCTGCTGGTCAGATTAAGTCATTCCAGTTTGAATCAACTGCAACAACTGTTCCACCTATCAAGACATCATCTACTGCCAAGTGTGTTAACTTGAACGCTGACTTACTTGATGGTTTGACTATGAAGGACAATAACTGGACTTCTGGTGCATCCATCATGGCACGAGATAGTAATGGTGATGTTAATGCAAGGAACTTCAATGGTACTCTATTCCAAGGTGGAACGGGTGCGTTCCCTACAGGATTGACTGCTGGTACATCAACTCTTGGTGCAACATCCGTTACATCACTAACAGTTTCGGGTGCATTTAGTGCCACTGGTACATTACAGGGTAATGCTCTGACTGCAACCACATCAACTAATGTAGTTGGTACTGCACAGAGAGTTCTTTATAATAGTTCTACTGATGTAACTACAACCTCATCTAACTTACAGTTTAACGGTACTACGATGACCGTTCAAAACTTGACAGTTAATGGTACTTTAAGTGCCAACCTCAGTAGTGCTACTGCTGGTAGGGCAGACAATGTTACAGGTACAGGTGGTAGGGTTCTCTACAACAGTAGTACTAATAATACTACTACATCTAGTAACTTAACATTTAATGGATCAAACTTAACTTGTGGTGGTAACATTACTGCTTACTCATCTATGGTTCTGAAGGATAATGTCACGACAATCACTGATGCTCTTTCTAAGGTATTAAATCTTCGTGGTGTTGAGTTTGACTATAAGGAAAGTGGCGAACATAACATTGGTCTTGTTGCTGAAGAGGTTGAGAAGGTTCTTCCTGATCTTGTTCACGATAATGACAATGGTATTAAGTCTCTTGCCTACTCAAATATAGTTGCTGTTCTTGTTGAGGCAGTTAAAGATCTTAAGTCAGAGATTGATGAACTAAGAAAGGATAAGGTAGATAAGATTTACAAGTCATAATGACCAAATATATACCCAAGGAATTCAAAGAGGGTGACTGGACATGTCGTGCCGTTCTGGGTATAGATGAGTGTAGAATATTATATGATACTATTAATCAATATCTCAAAAATGAGATGATTGCTAAGAGTATCCCTGAAGAAAGTAGAGGGTATTTGGAACATATCCATACGATGTTATTCAGTATGATTGCTGATTACAACTACAATGAACCCTCTAAATAATTTTAATTAGACTCTTGTTATGCAACTGAATATCATAGATGATAAGACCCATAAGGTTAATGATGAGTTAAATTATGAGGTGACTCGTATAGAGAATCATCCTATAATAACTATAGACAATGTATTGGAGAACCCACATGATTTCTTAGAGAATGTGGTACAGAAAGTTCCAATGCAATTTAATAGCATGGACATTGAAGATGAAGTGTTCCCAGGCTATCAATCAAAACTCAGATTAAATCTGCCAGAGTTAACATATCTCACCGCACATTTCATTCAGAAGTGTACTGATTTCACTAACATTGATCCTAAAGAAGTTAGGATGGGTTATCAAGTCAATGCAATGATGAGTGATGTTCAGGTTCCTAGAATTTCAGTTCAACCACACGTTGATCCAGCAATATTTGCAACAGTATTATATTTGAATCCAGAGACTGCTCTTAATGGTAGTCTGCCTGGTGGTACTGCCTTCTTTAGGCATAAGGCAACTGGGTTAACTAACATGGAGAATGTTTATACTGGATTTAGAAGGACAGAAGAGTATTGGAATTTAAAAGAATGGATATATGATTTCTCTGATAAGTCAAATGAGTTGATAGATAATGATATTAGTTTAATAGAAGATGTATGGGAAGAGGAACACTTCATCCCAATGCAGTTTAATAGAATGATTATATATCCATCTTATATGTGGCATACTGCCGTATGTCGAAATGGTTGGTATAAGGACAATCCAAGAGTTTCAATGTCTGGATTTGTTCATGCCGAAACATTAAATGTAGATATAGATCACTCATGACTTTAATTAAAGGTAAGGTAAAAACCGTATATGAATCTGATAATCCTAATGAGGTTACTATTCAGTATGAGGACAGAGTTACTGCTGGTAACGGTAGGAAGGAACTATGGGTAGAGGATAAAGGTGCAGTATGTTGTGAGATATCCAGAATACTCTTTAATGTATTGGAACAGAGAGGGATAAGGACACACTACATTACTATGCCAACACGTAATTCTATGTGTTGTACTAAACTTGATATTGTTCCCATTGAAGTAGTAGTCAGGAATATTGCTGCAGGATCTATAGTTAGACAGACAACTATTGAGGAAGGTACTAAGTTTGAACATCCATTAGTTGAGTTCTATCTGAAAGATGATGAGAAGGATGATCCTTTACTTACAGATGATCGTGTTGTCCTAATGGGATATGGAATGATAATAGAACAGTTGGATGAGTTAGCGAGAGACGTTAATAGTGTATTGTCAGGCATCTTTAATCAGATGGATCTGACACTTGTTGATTTCAAGTTGGAGTTTGGATATGATGCCAATGATAATTTGGTGTTGGGTGATGAACTATCACCTGATGGCATGAGGTTATGGAGAGATGGTGAGAGTTTTGATAAGGATTTGTTTAGAAAAGAGAAGGGTAATATAATGAGTGCTTACAAATATATACTGGAAGAGTTGGGTGGATGACTCAATGGAATTACTTCACTATATCTTTCATCATAGGGATGTGGTATCTCCACAGGATCACTCTAGACTCTTAGAACTATGTGAAGAGTTTGAGTTTCCAGAATATAATACGCCAGAACCAGATCATAACTACCATATCAAGGGTTATAGATCTCATGTAGTATTAGAACCTGAAGATGGAGAGATATTCAGATTGATTCATAAGGCACATCTTAGGATAATGCCTAAGATATATGAAGATTACCCTGAAACCTTACCAACAGACATATACGATAAATACTCAGGATACTGGTTGTGTAAGTATCCTGAAGGTGGTTACCTAAGTAAACACGCAGATATTGATGGTGATGCTGGATCAGTAACTATATCATATAATATAAATGATGATTATGATGGTGGAGAACTCTGTTTTTGGGATGAACATGATGTAGAAAAACATGCAAACTCTATGCACGTTTCTCCAAGCAATCATCTATTCATGCACGAAGTTAAACCAGTAACCAAAGGAACGAGATACTCTGTTATTACTTGGTTCAGTTATCAAAAAGGGAAACAATGGTTGATTTAGACAATCTAGTTACAGTTGCTAATACGGGCAAGTATCCTAACTTGTTCAATAGTTCTGATGTGGATAATATCAGAGGTATTATAGATACCTATCCTGATATGTTTTCTAGTAATTTTGATAATGGTTGTGCATTAAGTAATAGTACAGAGAAAGGCAATAGATATGGTTTCAGATATGAGATACCTACAGGTATAAATCAATACCAGTTCTTTGATGGTTCTATTGCTGAGAATAAGGTATTCACATACCTAAAGAATTTTAAGTGTATATTCTTTCAGAATAGTGTATTTGACTTTGAGTTAGTTGATTTTGAACCAATACCACTATTTGCCCCAACTATAGATTCATTATGTGAACTTGCTACAGAGGTTACAGGGAATAGTGATACTGCTTCATTGAGAGGACTATTGGATGTGTTGGAGAATATTACTTCAGCGGAACATGATTATGAAATATCTACTATGATATTCAGTAAGGTTAATCAGTCAATTAGAATAGGATTCGATAAGATGTCCTCAGTTTCAGTGTCAGATGAGGTATTTAAGTATCTTGGCACTAGATCAAACACAAAGGTATATCAGAATATTCAAGGATTGACCTATAGTTTAGACAACCTATTGGATGACTGGGAAAAGAATAGTGTTCAGATGTATATTGAATTCAATGCAACAGGTTTGGTTAAGAGTTTAGGATATGGCATATATCCAAGATGGAAGAAAGATGCCACTCATAATACAACTGAACATGATGATTTTGTAAAGTATAGTGAGAGACATGAATCACATAAGGATTCTGTTGCCACTATATCAGGTGAGTCTAAGAATAGAAATTGGTTATCTTCTGACTGGGCAGATGAAATAAGTCAATGGGAGAATGAACCCAAGGCAATTCTTGCTGAACTTGTAGTAACTGCTGATGGAACAGGAGTTAGTTCAGAACTTGCCTACGGTATTCAGACTCAAATAGGAAATTGTTTATATTAAGTTAGATTTATACTTCCAGAGTGACTCGTAGTGTATTTGGTGCCTGCACCTCCACCTGATCCACCACCTGTTCCTGCCTTGCCTGCTTGTCCGCCTGGATAACCGCCGCATCCTGCAGCATCACCGCCTCCATTGTTACCAGTTGAACCAGTATTACCATTTGCTCCTCCACTGCCGTGTCCGCCACCTGACCCGCCAGTTCCTCCTGTGCCTCCAGTTCCTCCTGCCCTACTATTTCCATTAGAACCACCTGAACCTCCTAGTCCAGATCCTTGCCCTGCATGATGGGAGTCAACCCACCAGTTATTACTGCCGTCCCAATAATATCCATTTCCTCGTCCACCTTGTCCGCCATTGCCACCTGCACCTCCAGTACCTCCATTACCATGACACCAACGGTATTGTGAGTGACAGAACCAACCAGAACATTTATATCCACCATTATTACCACCTCCACCACCTGCTCCACCTTTGCCGCCGCCTCCGCCACCGCCGCCACCTGCTGCGATACGACTATTGAAGTGACCTGATGGTATATTAACTGGACTTGCAACATGTAATGCTAGACCACCACCTCCACCATTACCACTGTTAGCACTACCTCTTGATCCTGCATGACCTCTAACTGCGGGTCCACCTGATCCACCACCTCCACCAGCAGAGTTATTGATATTGAGAGTTATACTTCCTTGACCACCATTATTGAGTCTTATCGCTGGGTTTCCAGTATCATAGGAACCAGTGTTGTAATTCATATTGATTACTTTCTGAACACCTGAATCCCACTCAGTTTGAGAGAATATCTCCCATCTTGCTTGTGCATGTGCCCAGTTACCATTACAGTTAGATGTTACTTTACTTACAACACCTCTAAGATTATTGAATGATATGGTTCCATATAAAGGTACATGACTATTTTGTGGTAGGTCTGCTATTCCTTGTCCTCTATAGTAATTATTGAGGGAGTATCCTGCACCGAATTTACTATTGATGTCACTAAATGATATTTGACCTGAAGGGAAAGCATATTCATAACTCTTAGATAGACTGCCGCCACCTACGGGACCTGATGTAAAGTCAGACAGAACATTATTGGATACGTCAGTAAATACACTAGATGATGTGAGATCATAACTCATATCATACATGGCATCATTATCCCACTGGTCAATGGCAGTAATCTTAGTAGGATCTGCACCATAATGTGCAGCGACACCTGCGAAATACTTTACACAGTCTTTTAAGTCCTTATTACTTGAGAACTTAGTACCATTACGTCTAATGATAGGATTTACATATATTACTCCTTCAGGTGACCATTTATCGTGAGATACATGGAAATACTCATTGATTTTATCCTCATCTTCTATTCTATGTTCTTCAGATGGCACTATATGGATTCTCTTTGATCCTGGCGATGACCTTAGAGGATCATAATCATTATCATAGTACCATACGAAACACATAAAGTCTCCAAGTGTGGCAAGGGATTTATATACCTTGGGATGCCACATGACTATCCGAGCAACAGTAGGGTTACCTTCAGTTCTTTGTAGTTCTGGGTTTGCATCTATCTCTGCCTCCGTATGGTACTGCTGAGAACTGTTGTTAATCAAGTCCATAAATTTTATACTACGTGCCACTTTTATTTATTGGTGGTATAATATATAATATTTTACTACCTACCAATGGCAGACCATAAAGAGCAACTTCAGAAGAGGGCGCAAGAGTTAAATGAGGAGATCGTATCAATCCAAAAACAGTTTGAAGCGAAGAAAGAGGAATTCCTCAAGGTACAGGGTGCTCTTGAAATGTTACAGATCATTGAGACAGAGAAAACAGAGAAGGGGACACCTGAATAAGTGTCACAACCCCACTTGCAACCCAGTGTTGGTTTTGGTACTATAGGTTCATATTAAATTTCGTGATGACTCAACTTCCAAAAAGATTCCTGACTATACCTCAAGTTGTAGAGAAGTATGCACCTTCACTAATTGCTTGGAAAGAAACACCACACCCCAAGATAAAGACAGATGGCGCACTAGATGTACCATTTGAGGGTTGGAGTGGTGGGTTCATAGAAGTCCCAAAAATCTATGTATCTGAAGATTCTCAACGTGTAAAGGGTATCAATGCTCAATATCTCATTGATAAACTAAAACAGTATGGTGGATTCTTACATGAGAAGACCATTGCAGATCAAATTCATTGTCCAAAATATAATATTGACATCACAGTAGATGCTATGCACAGATCAATTCTTGCATGGTTATGTAATGTTCCTGAGATTCGCAGATCGATTGTTTCTTCACATGGGATGGATGATACTGATGAAGAAATGAATGAGCGAGAGTGTGCTTATATGATGAGTAGGAATGATGAGGGAAAAGCATTAACTCAGGCAGATAAAGAGAGAATGAGAAAGAAGACTGGTACACTTACTCCAGAGAAAATAAAACTTGATAAACTCTTTGCTGAAAGCAGTATTTCTATGAAAGACTTCGGAGCAGTTGAAGAGGATGCCGATTTCGCATATGATGAGTCTGTTGTTAATATGGAGAATGCTTTAACGAAGAATAATATTTCATATTATATTGGTAAGGGTAAGTGGGATCTATATTGTAGTAAACTAAAAGATATATTTCCAGATAAGAGATCTACTCAAAAAGATATAATGCTACTAAGTTGTATTAATATCTGTGATGAAAACCAGTTGGAACATCTTCTTCAGTATTTGGACTCTGAGGAATTCCAAGAAGTTCCTTTTGATTCATGGACTGGTTCTTGTATTCATAGTAGGGCAATACAGACTGCTTGTTGTCGTTTGTTGATTCGTTTTAATGAATGGTATAGAGATTTTAATGAGGAGAATATTCTTGGTATCGAACAGTTTGAAAGATATCTGAAGGAGTTGCCAAATGAGTTGCGCCACTGTGTAAAATCATGTATTACTGATGGTGTAGCATATGATCCTGCATTATGGGAGGTAACTCATGTTCAGTCATAAAGTAGAAGTTAATTGTAAGAAATGCTTTAACAATCTGAATGCCAACCTACATGAGTGGGGAAATGGCGACCATGTATGGGATAGATCAATTACAAGAGATTACTATCAACCTGTATTTGATTGTGGAAATCCATTTCCTACTAATTTAATTAGTAAGGATGCACTTGCTGCTTGGTATAATAGGGAGGAGACATGTACAGATCACTGTTTTTCTCCACAATTCATGGGCAGATATGTTATGGATAATGCTGAACCATATCTAAAGGACTATGAGGGTAAGTTTAAACCTTTATTCCGTATAGCATTAACGACAATTCAAGTTACTGCTAGAGAGAATACTCTACTCAGGACATTAACAAAACATAGAAATGGTATATTTAAAATAAAAGAACCATCACATATGAAATATAATCATTTGGGTATTCAGTTATATAAGAAGGAAGATAAGGAAAATTGGGATAAGGCAAGACCTACAACTAACATATTAACTGAGTTAGTCCATTTGCCTGAAGAGTTTATAGAATATGAGAAGAAGTTTCTAGTATGAACATAGAAGTTTATGATAACTTCTTACCAGAGGAGGTATATACGCCCATCAAGGACTATGTTCTTGGTGGGCAAATGCCATGGTATTATGCTCCTAACTCTGTAAAGGAGGGTGATGGTTGTCCACAGTTCTCTCATGCCTGTTATGCTGATTGTGCTCCTATAAGTGATGTTTTCAATAGGATTCGTCCAGTATTTGCTACAATCAATCCATTTGGTATTAGGCGTGTTAAGTTTAATGCAACAGCAAGAACTCCTGAGATAAAAGAGAAACCATTACATATAGACATTACTGGTCCTTCTGAGACGCCAGATCCACCATTTGAGAACATACCAAATTATACTATTTGTGTGATATATTTCAATGATTGCAATGGATATACATACTTTGAGGATGGACAGAAGGTAGAGTCAAAAGAAAACAGAGCAGTGATATTTCCAGGCGATCTATTACATGCTGGTACATCATGTACTGATGCTGACTTAAGAGTCGTTCTTAACATAGATTATAGTAAGTGGTAACATGGATTTATTCCCAGTATTATTTGAAGAGTATGATTTGTCTGGTGCGCCAGGTCTTGCAGAATTCAAAGAACATATTAAATCTAGTGGCAAACATGATGTTCATTCATTGGCGGTAGGCGGAGTCTCATCTCATGGTGGTTGGGATCCACTGAGAGATCCAAAGTCTGAACCAATATTGATTGCATTTCAGCAGTGTGTTAATCATTATGCTGATAAAGTGGGTAACTTTCCCTGTGTAATTAGTGGTAGTTGGTATAATATACTGCCTCATGGTGGATTTACAGAGAGACATAGGCATGAGTCTAGTGTAATTAGTGGTGCATTTTATATTGATTTACCAGATAAGAGTGGTAATTTCTATATGGTATCACCATTACAACCATACATGATGTGTGTTCATAATATAAAAGATGCCCCTTATAATGAGTATCAACATGAGGCACCAATTAAAGAAGATCATCTATACTTATTTCCATCGTGGTTAGAGCATGGTAGTAGAATTAATATGAGTGGTAAAGAGAGATGGACAGTTAGTTTTAATACATCTTCATGTGATCCTAAGACATTACCCTCGGATTTTGTAGAGAAAGTATGGGGCAAAGGGCATGAGGATTGAAGATATTTTACCAGTCAAACTTGGCGTGGTATTATATCCTGAACATGAGAAAGTTAAGTCGTTAATTATAGATGAAATCAACAGTCATGGTAAGGAATACGAACATAGGAAAAGAGATTCTACTGAGAAATCATTAGAACATTTCGATTATTACTCACCGTTATCTAATGATAAGTATAAAGATTTCAGAGAGTGGATACAATTACAGGCAGAGATATATGCCAGAGATATACTTCACTTCGATACATCTGAGTATGTATTAACAGATAGTTGGATGAATGTATGTGATGCTGGTGGTTATCAACGACCACACTATCATATTAATTCTGTTGTATGTGCCTTATATTATGTAAGTTTCAATGAATTGTATCACTCACCAACATATTTCTACAGACCTAATGATAGCGAACAGTATCCAGATTACCTACCATATATGTTGACAAATGATAAGAAGACAAAGTATAATGAAGTCAATGAAGTGGTAGGATTAGAAGGATCACTATTACTTTGGCGTGCTAATTGTGTTCATGGTTATAGAACTAACCATACAGATAATAGAATTACTATATCCAGCAATCTGATGCCTAGATATATTAATTCTTTTAAAGTTGAACCATTAACTAATAACGAGAGACACACTGCCATGACTACATTTAGAAGTAGATTGTGGGACAATCCTAATTTTGAATAACATGGAAGTTTTAAGTATCTTACCTACTCCAGTTGCAATCATACCTTGCCCGTTTGCTGATAAGGTGAAAGAAACTGTGATGGAACATATATCTAGTGAGAATGTTAATGATCTAGGATATAATGTTAATAGTGGTAATTTGAAACATATAGGACACTATTCTGTCCTAATGGATGATAAAAAATATGGAAGATTGCGGAGTTGGATGGAAGAACAGGCATTAATATTTGCCAGAGATGTTAAAGGAGATTATATACAAGAACACATTCAAGTAACAGATAGTTGGTTTAATATATCAGGTGAAGGAGCATACCAACATCCACATTGTCATGGTAATTCTTATCTAAGTGGTGTATATTATGTGAACTATGATGATACAAAAGGTCATGTAAATACACACTTTAGTAACTCTGAGAGTTTATATCAACAGTATAAACCTTCACTAATCAATCTACCAGTTAAATATACAGATTACAATCAGGATAATAAAGTTATATCAAATGAAGGAGAGTTATTATTATTTCCATCACAAGTAATACATGGATATAATATCAATAGAGGTGAGAATAGAGTTACTATAGCAATGAACTTCATGCCAACAGTATTAACTAATGGCGACTATGGTTGGCGAGTTGTCAATCTAACACAAGAAGAACGAGAGAGGGCATTCAATGCCCGCAAGGGATTAGCGGATCATTGGGGTATGGATCAGGAGTTAAATCCGCCTCATGGTATGAGTGAGTTGCCAAATACTGAGTAGTGTGCCATAATGGCATTGGGAAACTTACCTACACCTATGCTAACTAGGGCAAGGTTAATGCAAAAGCAGGTAAAGTTTTCCTCACCCTATACTATGAATTGTCATGCTCTGGACTGCCCAGATTAAAATGAATGGTAAACTCTTCATAAAAGAGTTTGAGAGTTTAAGTGCATTTAGACGAGATGCCTTATTGGAGGCAAGATCAAGATTTGGAACAGATGAAATTGTATTATATCCAGCATAATGACATTATCTAAAGAGACAGTAAACAAACTTGCTGATGCTATGACTCTTGAAGTTATAGAATATATCACCAAATCACCTAAAATAACTACATTCTTATATGAAATGGTAGGTGAAGCATTGTGTGAAACACTTGGTAATAAACAAGCAGATGGATCTTGTTCATTTGATGGTAGCAAACTGGTTCCCGCAGTTGTTGATAGATTGAGAATTAATATTATACCTAATAGTATGCCATCTGACCCAGCGGATTTATGATTTGGAGGATATGGAAGTATGCCTTGGGAAGTTTCTCGGATAATACAACTGCAAAGTACGATAATACAGTCTGTATTATTAGGAGTCTTATTCTGCTTACTTATCTTACCACCAATATTTTTATTGTTGCTGGTGTTATAAGACACTGGGATAAGGACAGTCAGGAAACTGGCACAAAGGTGGTTGAAATATATGACGTTTGAGACTATATTATAGAAGTGGAGGGGAGTCATGCTATGTAAGGACTCTAAACGGTAGACACCTCACCACATTCTTTTATATAATGTGAACTATGTCATCAATCAAAGTGCCAGAAAATTACACTCAACCAACTGAAACACAGTTGAAAGTATTAGTGTTAAGATGGACAACTGATTTATGCCGTTGTTTGGAAGCACAGTATAAGGACTATTCCTTACGCTCTGCAATTAGAAACAATCAAGGTGAAACACCTTCACCATATCTTCAAGAAAGAGTAAGGAAGATTGAGAATGATGAGGATCTAATGAAGTTCCGAATCCAAAAAGGTAGGAAATATTATAAGATCATCCAACAAGACTGCCGTGATGGTGAGTACAGGGATGGTTCAGTTCATGCCTTTGTTGATAAGAATACAGGTGAAGTTTACAAACCTGCTTCTTGGAAGTCTCCTGCTGCTATTGTTAGATATGATATGAGGATTATTAACCAACGTGAGGCAATGTATGCCAACTGCGATTGGGCAGGTGGTTATCTTTACTTAAGATGAGAACAGTAACTATTAGCAGGCAGATAGGATCAGTTTTGGTCGTATCTGCCTATTTTATTGTATTGCATGTTAGTGTACTTTATGGTACAATGTTACATGCCACATCATGCTTATTAAGCATACCGTTCTTTGTAAGAACTAAGGCGTATGATGTAGTTGCAATGTTATCATTTATGGTGATAGTATCCGCATCAAAATTCATACAAATGATCCTCTAAATACTACAGATTTGACAATACTATGGGTTACGATTCACTCAATGCTCCTGAAGCAAATGCAGAAGTTCAGTCAGGTAAACTTGGCAGACTAGAGAAGCAACTGCAACAAACTATGAAAACTATTGGTAATCTTGATGAAAGATTAACATCAATAGAGTCAATGGTTAATGCAGCATTGCTTAAACAGCAAGATGATATTTTAGGTCTAGTTGCTGACATTAATGTACTTAAAGGTAATAGAGAGTATGAGACAGCAGCAAATAAGTTTGATATGGATGCTCAAGTTGGTCAACATCCTGATGCTCCACCAGTACCAACGCCACCAGTTGGATAGGTGTCCACTGCTGGTTGCCTTGTGATACAGGGCATGCCATAATACTATCAGTTCAATCAATTGATTTATGGATGAATTTGAAGTTGGTTACGAGATCCTCGAACAGTTGTCTAATACTAATGAGGATGACTGGTTAAGCAACATTGAAGGAGTGAAGGAA